AGCACCAGTATCACACTTGGTTCAACAATCAGTGTTGCAATTTCAGCAAATGATAGATTGTTATTTGGTGATACTAGTGTGATGATTGGACTTGGATCAACCATTACTAATTCATTTGGAACACAAACAGAACAAGAATTCCAAAGATTGGGTGGTGGATATAATAAAATGGTACTTGGTGTTAGTGAAGCAAGTGCTGCAGTCAGTGAGGATGGCACCTATGATGTTGCTCATGCTGGTTGGGTTGGTATTCATACTTACAGAGATTGTGAAGGAAACTTTAGAGTAAAATCAGAAGTTCTTGTAGCGATGTCTGGTATTAGCACTGGCAATGCCCCAATCTTCCCCCCTTCATGATAAATGAGATTCTCTGAATTGAATGAGAAGAACTTTCTCATCTTTGCAATTAAAAATTACGAAAATCCCCATGCTGTAACCAGAGAGGACTTTGATAAGGACTTAAATCATTTTAAGTACATCAAAAGATTACTCAAAAGATATCGCAACAATGGGGATTTAAGATCTCATTTACTAATAAATCACTTTATTATCTTATATAATATTTTTGGTGAAGCTGCAACACCCATGTTGTTCTATAAAATTGATAGGGACTATTGGGATGTAGTGAAAACTTTCATTATTTTTTTAAATAGATTACCTGATCATCCAAAAACACATATACATGATATTGCAATTGATGAGAATTGTTTACAGGAACTCAATAGGATAACAGATGGAAAAGGAAAAGATTGATAGATTTATTGATGCTTTTCGCTCTGCGATGTATCAGGAGTTTAGCGTGAGTGAGGAGGGCATGGTTGCTAATGCTCCTGGACAATCTGGTGGATTTGGTTCTAAATCCAATGATGCAGGTCCAACTGCTGGGTATGACAAACCTATGAAGATTGATGGAAGAAGAAAATATGTTAAAAAATACATCAATGATTTGATGTCAAAAAGAAAAAAAAGAGAAGACAAGAAGATAATGAAGAGGGTGAGTACCTTCAATCCATACTTTGGTAATGGAAGAAAATCAAGTTAAACTGGCAGTTTTAGAGCAGAAGATTGAGGATTTAAAACCCATTGTCCTCAGGATTGATGCCGCAATAGAAAAATTATCTGAGGTAAATACAACAGTTAGCAGAATGCTTGCTGTCCATGAAGAACGAATTACTAAACAAGAAGAAATTGACACTGTACTCTTTACAAAGATTGACAAACTCCGTGATAAAATGGACGCAGATCATGACAGTGTGTTGCAAAGATTACGTGGATTAGAGAAGAGGGTATGGATGGCTGTGGGAGGTCTTGCGGTGCTTACATTCGTCTTTAATAATAATGGAATTGTCAGCAGGGTATTGACACCAGTGCCAGAACCTCCTACAATGCATAGAGGTGCTGGTAGTTAGTGAATGGATTTCATTGATATTAAATATATCAATCTGATATCATCAAGATTCCAGAAGTTTAAAAAAGTTAAACCACATCTTTATAATCTAAGGTGTCCCATATGTGGTGACTCACAGAAGAACAAGAACAAGGCACGGGGTTATCTTTACAGGATAAAGAATAACACCAACTACAAGTGTCACAACTGTGGTGTCAATATGTCCTTTAATAACTTCTTGAAACAGATTGACCCTCAGAGTCATAAGCACTATGTCTTTGAGAAGTTTAAGGAAGGACATGCTGGAAAGAACTTCCAAGCAGAAGAACCAGAGGATATCTTCAAGAGGTTATCTAAGAAACCTGTGTTTAAGAAGTCTATGATTGATTTACCGTCAGCATATTCCATAGATGTATCAAAAAGATACCTTGAATCAAGGGCAATCTTTGATGGTAAGTTTTATTATGCTGAGAACTTCCAGGAATTTGCTAACACAATCAAACCAAATTCGTTTGAGGACACCAGATTTGGTGAACCAAGAATAGTTATCCCCCTTGTTAGGGATGAACAACTTATAGGGGTACAGGGTAGAGCACTATCTACAAACCCTATTAAATACTTAACCATAATGATAGATGACGATGCCCCCAAAATTTATGGACTTGACACAATCAACTCAGACGCTACTGTCTACATCACTGAAGGACCGTTTGACTCAACGTTCCTTCCTAATGCGATTGCAATGTGTGGAGCTGATCTTGTTCAGCGTGATTGGGGTATCAGCGATTGCTGCTGGGTATTTGATAACGAACCCCGTAGTAGAGAGATTACAAGAAGGATCAGTGAGGTCATTGACAGAGGAGAGAAGGTAGTTATCTGGCCCTCTAATATTCAAGGAAAGGACATCAATGATATGGTTCTTTCTGGGCACAATCCTCAGAATCTAGTAGAATCAAACACCTATTGTGGTTTACAAGCAAAACTTAAATTCAACACCTGGAAAAAGATATGACCAACGGCACTAAAGTTAAAAAAAGAGATGGAAGAATTGAACCTCTTGACCTAGATAAGATGCATCTTATGGTAGAAGAGGCATGTCAGGGTCTTGCAGGAGTCTCTGCGAGTCAGGTTGAGATGACCTCTGGCATCCAATTTTATGATGGGATTACAACAAATGAAATTCAGGAAATTTTGATTAAGAGTGCATCAGATCTGATTGATCTGGATCACCCTAACTATCAGTTTGTTGCTGCTAGACTACTGTTGTTTGCTGTTAGAAAACAACTTTACGGAAGGATGAGAACCCTACCCACCCTTCATGATCATATCACTGAGAGGGCATATCAAGATCTTTATGATAAGGATATTTTTAATAAGTATAGTATTGAGGAGATTGAAAAAGCAGATAGTTTCATTGATCATGAACGAGATTTCCTGTTCACATATGCTGGTTTGCGGCAGGTTGTAGATAAATACCTAGTACAGGATAGGAGTAATAATAACGTCTTTGAAACTCCTCAGTTCATGTATATCATGATTGCCCTGACTATTTTCAGGGACTATCCTAAAGCAACACGAATGTCATACGTTAAGAGGTACTATGACGCCATCTCCAGGCACAGACTCAACATCCCAACCCCAATCATGGCGGGAGTTAGGACGCCGCTCCGCCAGTTTGCGAGTTGCGTTCTCGTTGATGTTGATGACACCTTGGATAGTATTTTTAGTTCTGATATGGCCATTGGCCGTTATGTTGCACAGAGGGCTGGAATCGGTATCAACGCAGGGAGAATCCGTGGCATCAACTCTAAAATTAGAGGTGGAGAGGTTCAACACACTGGCGTTGTTCCTTTCCTTAAAAAATTTGAATCAACTGTACGATGCTGCACGCAAAACGGAATCAGGGGTGGATCAGCAACAGTACACTTCCCCATCTGGCACCAGGAGATAGAGGACATTATTGTCCTGAAGAACAATAAGGGCACAGAAGATAATAGGGTAAGAAAACTTGACTACTCAATCCAACTCTCCAAGATCTTCTACGAGAGATTCATCCAGAACGGAGACATATCCCTATTCAGTCCTCATGATGTCCCTGGGCTCTTTAATGCTTTTGGTACTGATAAGTTCGATGAGCTTTATACAAGTTACGAAGCAGATCAATCTGTACCAAGAAAAACTGTGGGAGCTCAAGAACTCTTTCTTAATCTACTGAAGGAGAGGGCAGAGACAGGTCGTCTTTATCTCATGAATATTGACCATTGTAACTCACACTCATCCTTTAAGGATAAGGTTGAGATGAGTAATCTGTGTCAGGAAATCACACTTCCCACCTATCCCCTACAACATATTGATGATCATACTGGTGAGATTGCCCTGTGTATCCTATCTGCTATCAATGTTGGTCAGGTAAGATCTGATAAGGAACTGGAGGATCTCTGTGATCTGGCAGTGAGAGGTCTTGAGGAACTGATTGACTACCAGGAGTATCCTGTTGTTTCTGCTGAGGTTGCTACAAAGGCACGTAGGTCGCTTGGAATTGGGTTCATTGGTCTTGCACACTACCTTGCCAAACTGGGGTTTTCCTACGGGTCTCAGGAGGCATGGGATGCTGTTCACACCCTGTCTGAATCTTTCCAATACTTCTTATTGAAGGCATCTAACCAGGTGGCGCAAGAGAAGGGACACTGTGAATATTTTGGAAGAACAAAGTATGCTGACGGTATCCTACCAATTGATACATATAAGAAGGATGTAGACGAAATTTCATCACAGGAGTTGCAACATGATTGGGATGGCCTACGTAATTCTATTGAGAAGTTCGGTCTCAGGCACTCCACACTATCAGCACAAATGCCGTCAGAAAGCAGTAGTGTCGTGTCAAACGCCACCAATGGAATTGAACCCCCCAGAGACTACCTCTCCATCAAGAAGTCCAAGAAGGGGCCTCTTAAGCAGATTGTTCCATCTTATACAACGTTGAAGAATAATTACACGCTGCTGTGGGAAATGGGTGGTAACGAGGGTTACATTAATATCGTTGCCGTGATGCAAAAGTTTTTTGACCAAGCAATCTCAGGAAATTGGTCCTATAATCCAGAGGACTACCCAGATAATGAGGTGCCTGTATCCCAGATGGCCAACGATTTGCTGACCACCTACAAGTATGGTTGGAAGACATCATACTATCAGAATACTCATGATATGAAGAGTGATGATGTCGAGGAGGATAAGTCAGAAAAACTAAATAGTCTACTAGAAGAATTAGAGCAAGTAGAGGAGGGGGAGTGTGAATCCTGTGCAGTTTAAAGTAAGTATGAACAGTACAACAGAAGAGGATAGGAAAGTCAAGGGAATGACTGTCTTTAACAGCACTCCCCATGACTACAAAAAGCAACCAATGTTCTTTGGACAACCACTTGGTGTCCAGAGATATGACTCCTATAAGTATCCCATCTTTGAGAAACTAACCACTCAACAGTTGGGATATTTCTGGAGACCTGAGGAAGTTTCTTTGCAGAAAGATCGTGGTGACTACCAAACGCTCAGACCAGAACAAAAGCACATATACACGTCGAACCTTAAGTACCAGATCCTCCTGGACTCTGTACAAGGTCGTGGTCCTGGTATGGCTTTCATCCCATACTGTTCATTACCTGAGCTTGAATCCTGTATGGAGGTTTGGGGATTTATGGAAATGATCCATAGCAGATCATACACATACATCATCAAGAATGTTTATCCTGATCCAGCAGAGGTCTTTGATAAAATCCTTTATGATGAACGAATCCTTGAGCGTGCTGCTAGTGTGACTGGTGCCTATGATGAGTTCATCAATGCTGCGCAGGCATATGGAACTAGCACCATGTGGGAACTCAATAATGAGGGACACTATACGGGCACAACTGAACTCAAAGAGGTTAAGAGAAAACTTTACAGGGCTGTTGCTAATGTCAACATACTGGAAGGTATTAGGTTTTATGTTTCTTTTGCTTGTAGTTTTGCCTTTGGTGAACTTAAGCTTATGGAGGGATCTGCAAAGATTATCTCCCTTATTGCAAGAGACGAAAACCAACACCTTGCGATCACCCAAAACATTTTGAAGAAATGGAAGGAGGGTGATGATCCTATGATGAAGGAGATTGCCAAGGAAGAGGAAGAAAATGTATATGCCATGTTTGATAGGGCAGTCAATGAGGAGAGGGCATGGGCAGACTACCTGTTCAGAGATGGTAGTATGATTGGTCTCAATGATGCCCTTCTTAAGAAGTATGTTGAGTGGACTGCTAATCGCAGACTTAAGGCACTTGGTATGAAACCCATGTATGATGTAGCAGCAAATGCTAATCCATTACCATGGACTCAACACTGGATCTCCTCTAAGGGTCTTCAGGTTGCACCACAAGAGACAGAGGTAGAGAGTTATGTCGTTGGAGGAATCAAACAAGATGTCAAAAAAGACACCTTCTCAGGATTTAAACTCTAAGATTCTTGCTAAGAAACTTGATGATTGGTTCTTTTATGAGAACGATATATATAACACTGAAATGAAAAAATTATGTGGAAGAAACTAAGGAGTACCCTGAGTATGAAAATCCCTGGAGATATATGGGCACCTGCTTTGACGGGAGCCTTATTCGGGATAACTGGGGCTTTGTTTATAATATTACCAATCTCACAAACCAACGACAATACATTGGGAGAAAGTATTTTTGGCAAAAACGAAAGCCTAGAAATACTGTTAAAAATAAACGAAGGACAAGAGTTACGTCTGAAAGTAACTGGCGCATCTACTATGGAAGTTGTCCAGAACTTAAGCAAGATGTTGAAAAATTTGGACGTGGTTCCTTTAGTAGAACAATCCTCTCCCTTCATCTGACCCCTGGCAAGGTCAACTACGAGGAAACCAGGCAGCTGTTCCTAAATAATGTCCTAGTTGAGAGCTTGACAGATGGGACGCCTGCCTTCTATAATAGCAATATCCTTGGTCGTTATTACCGCAAAGATTATTTCCCCTATGATTCTTGAACTTTTTACATTATTAGCAGGTCTGCCTCAATCCTTAGAGGAGCAGAGGTCTGTAGAACCAATAGAGGTTGTTGTAGAACCTTATGTAGAAACTTGGAAGTGTCCAAGTTGCACACCAGAAGAAAAACATGTCCTGGAACAACTACAAGAAAAAACAAAGATCAGTGATCCTAATGCCCTTGCTGCGATCATGGGCAATATTAAACAGGAGAGTAAGTTTATTTCCAACATATGCGAGGGAGGGAGCAGAGTTTCTTACCTCAATTGCCATAGTGGTGGTTATGGGATTATTCAGTGGACCTCAATAGGTAGACATAGAGGACTGGGATTCTTTGCTAAAAAGTATGGTTGTGATCCCAGTGAACTCAAGTGTCAAACCAGATACATGATTAATGAACCAATCTTTCAGAAATACCTCCCTGAGTTTGAAGGACATGGATTCTCTATTTCTCAGTATATGGCTCCTGCATACTACTGGTTAGGATGGGGTATTAAGGGTAACAGGGAGATTTATTCACACGAATACAAAGCAAAATTAATCCTCTCATGATTAATAAAATTAAAAAAATATTCAGTAAGAAAATTCATAAAAAAATTAAATATCTTGAAGATGACAAAAAAATTATTTGTGAGGAATTGGAAGCACCACTTTTTGAATGTGGTTCCTCTGAATATACACAGGGTTATGGATGGTTTGGAGGACACACAATAGGCGGTTCAGAAAATGCCCTATGATTTGACAGCATCTCAAAAATATTTTGAAGCAATTAATCCACCATCACAATATCATATTGATTCAAATGATCTCCTTAACAGACACGATAGTGAATGTTTTGGAGGTTTTCTAGTAGTTAAAAATGTTTTCTCTCATGAAATTATTGATTCAATAAGGAGTCAATATTTTTCTATGTTTGAAAATGATTATACACATGATGGTCAAGACTGGATTCACGTAAAAAATACAAAATTACGTCATGGTGTAGGTTCACACCCAGCAAACACTTTTGTTAAGTCAAAATCCTTTTGTGAATTCATTCAGTCAGATATCTTGAAGAAATTAGCAGCAGTATTATTAAACTCAGAACAATCTGTTCTATGTCCACGTGTTATCTTAAGAAGTTTCTCTCATTTTAGTTCTAAATGTACCCTTGCTCATCGTGATAGAGAATATTTTCATGTTAAAGATAATAGCAAAGCTATCACTGCCTGGGTTCCAATTGGACCTGCTGACCTTTATCATGGACAACTTATCTACTTGAAAAACTCTCACAGGAATGTCTCAACCATTACAGCACTGGTAAAAAAAGACAGAACAATTGCAAGTGATTTGAAAAGTTTAGCGGATCAACTTGATACTACTTGGGAACTGCCAACTATATCTAAGGGAGATATTATATTTCACTGTTTAGATACTGTACATGCTTCCTTTGATACTAATAATACAATTCCAAGATTGTCATGTGATTTACGTTTCGCATCTTCTATTGAACATCTAGATCCAAAATGGTCAACTTACTGGAGGGGTGATGATGGGTTATAAATTTTTAGACTTTAATAAATCAATCAATGAACAACTTGAGAAATCATTGGTTGATGTGCTACACTCTGGATTCTGGTCTACAGGTCCACAATCAAGACTGCTTGAAGATACACTCTCAGAAATCTATCAACGCTTCTGTGTGACAACTTCTAGTGGTGGCACAGCACTACAGTCAATCAGTATTCTGTATCCACAAATCAAAAGGATAGCAGTTCAATCAAATACATACTTTGCTAGTTGCCTCCCTTGGGTCTCTGCTAATAAGGAGATTATTCTTCTTGGTTCTAAAAAAAATCTGCTTATGCCAGACATTAGAATTATAAAGAATGCTCTGAACCATGAACCTGATGCAATTGTTCTCACTCATATTGGTGGATATCCTAATCCAGATATCTTAGAGATATCAAATCTGTGCAAAGAACGTGGTATCATTCTTATTGAAGATTGTGCTCATGCACCTCTTGTTAAAATAAATGGTCAATATGTTGGTACATTTGGAGATGCAGCAATCTTATCATTCTTTCCAACTAAACCAATTCCTGCTGGTGAGGGAGGAGTAGTAATCCTTAAAGACCCTGAAAAAGCACAACAAGCACGTCGTTTAAGAGATTATGGTAAGTCTGCTGTTGATGGAACAATACATCACTTTATGCCAGCATTGCCTAATGCTAGGATGAATGATTTCTCAGCAGCAATTGCTAATGTTATAATCAAAAATTATGAATCAATTATTACTCATAAACAACACTTAGCAGATATCTATGACTCTAAGTTGGGTGATTATTCCTTCCTTAAGATGAATTATAAAGACTCTGTTGTTTCACCCTCCTACTACAAGTATATCTCTTTCATCTATGATTCACCTGTAAAAACATCTCCTGTTTATGATCAAAGTAATCAATTAACTTCTATTCTTGATGAGAACTTTTATCCCTATATGTTAATAGATGAGTCTGGAATTCCTATGGTTGATTGTAGTTTAAAACACTTTTACTCTCAATCTCATGTCTGTCTGCCACTCACACCTTCTATGGATGACATTGATATATACAATGTTATTTCCTCATGCTCCCCTTGACAGGGACTGGTCAATGTCTTATAGTAAAGGGGTGGTTGAGAGACCACTGCGGTGCTCCACTTGCTAGTTCAGGAGTAGCGGCGATAGGAACTAGCACTTGACTCAGTAGCTCAGCTGGATAGAGCAACTGCCTTCTAAGCAGTCGGTCGTAGGTTCGAGTCCTACCTGAGTCGCCTAATCCTTCTTAGCTCAGCGGTAGAGCGAGCGACTGTTAATCGCTTGGTCCCTGGTTCGAATCCAGGAGAGGGAGTTGGAGAACCGATCATTCTCCATAGGGTATGCCAGAACAACAGATGTGGTCATGCACTCTGTAATGGTGAAGTAAGTCAGGGGTGGTGCCCGCTGTGGAAACACAGAACTCTAACCAAGAGGACTGAAAAGAATGAAGATCACTATTAACTAGTGAGACCATCTTTATTGGGGGTATAGTATAGTCCCTCTACCCACCCCATGCCATTCTAGCTCAGATGGATAGAGCAGGTCTTTTGTAAAGATCAGGTCGCAGGTTCAAGTCCTGTGAATGGCTCTGGGGTAGTGAATAATCCACCAACCACTCATTCACTATCCCTCTGCGGATGTAGTTCAGTGGTAGAACGTCAGCCTTCCAAGCTGAATGTCAGGGGTTCAAGTCCCCTTATCCGCTTCCTCTTCTGAGGTTTATGAAATCACTAGATGAATATGAATTTGGTGGTCGTCCACAAAGTTCAATAAATATCCTTTGTCTCATTAGTGAGATGGAAGGCACATATCAACATCTTAAATACATGGGATTTAAAGATGATATGAATGTGATGGATGAAATGAAGAAGAGGTATTACAAACTCTACTTCAAAACAAAAAAAGAAGAGAACAATCCTCTATAGCTCAATGGTAGAGCACGGAGCTGTTAACTCTGGGGTTCTAAGTTCGAATCTTAGTGGAGGAGCCAGGGAGATTAACTCAGTGGTAGAGTGACTGCTTTACACGCAGTAGGTCACTGGTTCAAGTCCAGTATCTCCCATTACCATAAGAGGTTAAAAACTTACAAATGATTACAGTCAGATGCAAAGAATGCAATACAGAACTAACAAGTTCTACTAAAACTCAGTTCTGTGGTTGTCCCAATCAAATGAGTGTTGTTGACAATAAGGTTGGTGCAACTGACCTAGATAAAATTGTAATGATTACCAATAAAATTGAAGAAAAGATTGATAGTCACTTTTCTACTCAAGAACTTTTATATCAAGAGCAGAGAAGGAGACGCAAAGTAAAAAGATTGGACTTTGAAGTCCGTTAGTGGAAGGTTGGCAGAGTGGTTTATTGCACTGCTCTTGAAAAGCAGAGAGGGTAATACCTCCGTGGGTTCAAATCCCACACCTTCCTTGTCCAATAGGATTAATATTATGCTTTTATTAGAGGGAAAAGTTAAATCTGTATATGACACTGACAATGCTGAAGAAGTATTGATTAAGTATCATGATAAAGTTACTGCTGGAAATGGAAAGAAAGAAGACTACCCAGCAGGTAAGGGATCACTGTGTTGTCAGATATCTTCAATCCTATTTGAAAAGTTGGGAGATTTGGGTGTAAAGAATCATTATGTTAGACAACTTGGTCCTAATAATATGGTTTGTAGAAAAGTAGATATTCTCCCACTTGAAGTTATTTGTAGAAATAGAGCAGCTGGTTCTATAGTTAAAACCACAACCATTAATGAAGGACAACCTATTATCCCTGCTATTGTTGAGTTCTTTTTAAAGGATGATGCCAAACATGATCCTTTACTTACAAGAGATAGAGTTAGGTTGATGGGTATTGATCCCAGACCTCTTGAAGAACAGGCATCAATCATTAATGAATACTTGCTCAATATTTTTAATCTATGTGGATTTGACTTAATTGACTTTAAGATTGAGTTTGGTATTGATGCTCATGGTGACCTTTATCTTGCTGATGAGATCTCTCCAGACTCAATGAGACTATGGGGTAAAACTGATCAAGAAAGATATGACAAGGACTTGTTTAGGAATGATGAAGGTGATATAGTACCAGCATATAAAACAATTCTTGACAAACTTCAGATGTTTGTTTAACTTTCATATATACATCAACTATGGATTTTTATTCTGTGGAATACTGGCAGAAGAACTGGGAAGCTCTGGTTGAAAGAGTGGAGAATGGAGAAACAATAGGTATAGAAAATGAGAATGGAAATAAAGCAGTGATGGTCCCATCTGATGAGGAAATAATACGCATATACACAGATAATAACAACGAAGGATCCTGAGGGACTGTCGCCTAATGGTTAAGGCCCACTGCTTATAACGGTGTGACCTGGGTTCAAATCCCAGCAGTCCTACTTGGGGGATTAGCAATCTGGTGAATGCAGCAAACTCATAATTTGCCTAAGGCGAGTTCAATCCTCGCATCCCCTATTGGACAGTTTATTCACTGTCCTCCTTGACCTTTTGGGTCAAACATCATAGAATAACAAGGTATTCAAACAAGGCAATGACTATCACTTCCAAGTTCAAAAAGGACATCAACACTTTACAGTGTGCTGTCAAAGGAGACTTCTTCTTGGATGTAAAGAACCCAAAACTTTACAAGAAAGTTCGTAAGTTTTATGAGAACAGTGGAGTAGTTTTTTCAGGTGATCCACTTGATGACTATGATATCCTTCTTGATTACCTTGCTTCTGATCTCAATACTTTGGCATGAAAATTCTTCTAGAACAATTCCCCTATCGTTATGTTGAAAGAGGCACCATTGAATTAAATGGTATGCCTGACTATAGAATTCAAAAGGTAGATTCCTGGACTGGTAAATACAAAGACATGTATCTTTGTGATAACCAAATGCAGTTACTCACTGCCATGGAAGACTTTGAATACACCAAATGGTTAGATCCTGATGGTGTTCCATCTTATGTCAGAGATAGAGTAGGTCGCGGAGTGACTTAAAACCTGCCCTGGTCGGGATAACCCCAAGAGTTTCTTGCTTCTCTAAAGAGCAAGTGGCGTGCATGTACCCTCAAAGACAGGTTGCTAAAACCTGTCTTTTTTTGTATAATAGAACTGTATAGAGTAAAATTATGAAGAGAGCACTTATTACTGGAGGTGCTGGTTTTATTGCCCACCATCTGATTTCTCAAATTCTTTTGAATACTGATTGGGAAATTGTAACTTTAGATAGACTTGACTTTAGTGGTAATCTTAATAGACTTCAGGATGTCTTAAAAGATTTTAGTCCTGCTGATAGATCTAGGGTTAAGATTGTATTTCATGATTTGAAAGCAGCAGTGAATCCATTGATTGCTGCTGACATTGGTAATGTAGATTATATTCTTCATCTTGCTGCTGGTTCACATGTTGATCGTAGTATTGATTATCCAATGGAATTTGTTCTGGATAATGTAGTAGGTACTTGTAATATTCTTGACTATGCACGCACTTTAAATAATCTTGAGAGATTTGTTTATTTTAGTACAGATGAAGTCTTTGGACCTGCACCAGACGGTATCTTGTATGAAGAGAATGATAGATATAATTCTACCAACCCATATAGTGCTTCTAAAGCAGGTGGTGAGGAATTAGCAGTTGCTTTCCATAATACCTATGGAGTCCCTGTCTATATCACACATACTATGAATGTGTTTGGACAACGCCAACATCCAGAGAAGTACATTCCAATGTGCATCAAAAGAGCAAGGGATGGCGAGACAGTAACTATTCATAGTGATCCAACCAAGAAGATTCCTGGTTCAAGACATTACATCCATGCTGAAGATGTAGCAGATGCCCTTCTCTTCTTGCTTGATCAACCCCCTGTTGAAGAATTGAATTGGGGTGGTGCTAAGTGTCCTAAGTTCAATATTGTAGGGGCAGAGGAACTTAATAATCTTGAATTGGCACAGATTATTGCTGATGCTCAAGGCAAAGAACTTAAGTATGAATTGATTGACTTTCATTCTGCTAGACCAGGACATGATCTTAGATATGCTCTGTCAGGTGAAAAGATGAAACAAATGGGATGGCAACCTAAGAATATTCGTGAAAGAATCAAAGAAGTGGTCACATGGACTCTTGAAAATGAAAGGTGGATTCAGTTCTAAATAGATGCAGTCTTATAAATTGAGAAAATGGCAGCTAGAGGACAAGCAGCAAAGTCTGTAAGTGGGGCAGCAATGTCCAAGTATGATGTTGAAGTTGAAGCAAGATTGAGAGCACTGGAAGCAAAAGTAGCAGAACTCAGTGCTAAGTGTGATGCAAGAGCAGCATCTGCTGCTCCTGCTGCAGGTGGAGACTCAGAAAAAACTGAGTTGCTTTGGAAAATTGTGAATGCTATGGAACCAAACTTTGACCATCTTGTCAAAAGATTTGGCGGCTGATATAATTACAGTATAGATTAAATTTACTATGGCACAGTATGTAAAGAAGGCGTTAGTTCTTGGCGCTGGTGGATTTATTGGAAGTCACATGGTCAAGAGACTGCGTGAGGAGGGTTACTGGGTGAGGGGTGTTGATACCAAATACCCTGAGTTTGGTGATTCTGCAGCAAATGAATTTGTGTGTGGAGATCTCACAGACAGGAGATTTGTAGAGAGAGTTTTAGAATATAAGGGTGATAGAGGTAACTTCTATTACTCTGTTCCATCAAGATATATTCAACCATTTGATGAGATCTATCAGTTTGCCGCTGATATGGGTGGAGCAGGCTTTGTCTTTTCTGGTGAGAATGATGCTGACATCATGCATAATTCTGTGACAATCAATCTCAATGTGCTTGAGTCACAGAAACAGATGAATGAAGATAAAGGTAAGAATGATACTAAAATTTTCTATTCAAGTTCTGCCTGTGCATATCCAGAGTTTAATCAATTAGATCCTAATA